CCCATATATCTCATCAGTCATCTGAGTGTATACCATATTCGCTGAATCGGTATCCTCTTTGTATGTGAGTTTTAATTTCTTATTTGTTACATCCGGAAGGAACATAAGATTCTGCTCCTTATCCTTATTCAATTTGTAGGTCCAATCTTTTTCCGCTCCCGAATCATAAAACTCGTCACGATGTCGAAGAGTTAATTTGTTAGGTTGATCAGTATCCACCTCAGCGTACAGGTTGTACATTTGGAAGATGGACTTAACGAAATCTGATTGCTTAATCTTGAGAGGGATGAAATCATTTACCTCTTGGATTCCACCTGTTGCTTGGATATTTACTGATGGAAGTACCTTCAGATTAATTGATGTAAGGTCAAGGATAACATTGACTTGAGCGAATCCCGAAGTAGTTCCTCTCCATTGATTAGGAACAGCAACTGATATACCAAGTGAATCACATGGCACCACTTCAACTCCAATGCTTAATATCTGAATATCTGATGGATTAATAAAAGTGCTATTAAATGCATTTGATATTGTTAAAAAGTTTAATGTCGTTGATATATTATCTATTGTTGTATTTCCAATTGGAAGCGGTGAACCTATTGGATAGTTGATGACAACCGGAGGACCGTATACTGTACCATTTCCAAAACCATTTACATTTACTCTTGCCTTAACTCGATAACTGTTGTATTGTGGAGATGTTAAAGATACTCCTCCATCAGTCAAATATGCTGGTTGTGAATAATTGTTATCAAGTATCAATGAACCGTTGAGAGATATTTCCCAATTATAGTATTGACCTGACAATGCATTTGATACTAGTGGAGTTGAGTATTGACCTGTTGATGGAGTGAATATTGCCTGTACATCACTTATCTCAGTCCATCCGGTAATTGGCTCAAAGAAACTGTTACTAACTCCATTAGGTTGAACGTATGAAGTTGTCCAGGTATTGGATGCCTCAACCAAGTAATCATTGTAATCAAAGTCATTCACATCCCCATTGTAGGGGATAAGTAATTTGTCGAAATGGGAAGCACTCAATCCTATCCATTCGTATGAGAATCCTGCATTCGAGAAGATTCGGTCGAAGTAGGTTTTCGCATATATAGCAGGTTTCAGCTCGTTGACTGAATACACTGATGAATTCTTGTATGGAAGTAGGTATTTGTACCCATCCACCACGGTGTTGTTGAATGAGTCGTATATCGTACCTGTACCAAAGATGTGATTCAAATCACTGAAGTCCAAATCAGTCAGCTCCTTGTTGGTGATGGCGGTGTAGAACTCGCACTGAGTATCTTTAACCAGGACATCATACTCAACCATCTGCTCATATGCATCGGTCATCTGCGACTTGCGTACATTGACCAACTGAAGTAAGGCATCTTCCATGATTGGCACATCGTTCTGAAGTACCGTGCACTTAGTGATTGTGTTGATGTTGAATGTTCCCTCTTGGATATTCACATCATAGTAATGGTTGAGCAGGTTATTGTTATTCTTGCTTCCAATCAATGTGATTGTTTTGGAGAATGTTCCTGTTCGCTTGGTCAAGTCACGGATGTCCCCAACTGAGAAGTTGAGAGGAAATGAAGTACCTTCCTTTACATCGAGGTATCCATTTGAGAGTTGAATTCTAACCATTGACGTTGTCTTGATTTGATAATTTGATTGTGATGCTTTGCTTGATTAGATTCTTGTTGCGTTGCTTATATACCTCATATGCGTTATTCTGCACAATGCATGGTTGATATGGTGTGGACTCTGCGATTCGCAGTGGACATCCATCCTCACCAATGATTGGAGTTCCATCTTCATCGGTAATGTACTGAACAATCTTCACGAATGTCTGAGGTGATGTTATCAACTCTTCGAAGTATTGACCGGCAGCTTCATCCATCCAATTGGTATTGAGGTCAAATGATTTTGCCACGTTGATGTTGGACTGCATGAATCCCATATCCTCAGTGCGGTAGTTCCAATCAGGTTGGCTCTTCGATGTATTAACATATCCTTTGACATCTCGGTTGAATATCTCACGAGTCACTTCACCTCTCTCATATGATTTGAGTTGGAAGGCGAATGATGAGTACGAACCTAATCGGTCAAGAAATAACATATGATATTCAGAGATGGTTGTTCTCCTATCCAGGTTGATTCGGTACTTGATTGACTCAATACTTGATGCGGTTTCATAATATACATCATACCAATCAACTGTGTTTGTGATGAGGTCACCCGTTCCAACCAAGACACCAAAATTATTGGGACCAACAGGAACTTGAGATATGACATCGGTGTTGTTTATTGCTTTGTAGAATACATCTCCATTGCTATTGACAAAGTAAATCTTATCGGATGTACCTGGACTCCAAAGATTGAGATATAAATCTTGACCTAATGTGCAACTGAATTGCTGAGGTTGATTTGTTAGCCATTGAGTATCCGGTAATCCCATAGCATAATCAGCTGCATCATACACACTCCAATCCAACCATCTGAATGCTCCATTGAATACGCAATAATTACCGAAACTACTAACGTCTAACGTAATCAATTTGCGGTTGTCAGCATAGTGAACACTCCCATTGATGGTGATATCGGTTACCGTACTGAATGACACGTTCACTGTAAAGTTTGAACCCGTTGCACTGATGATTGTGTGCAGTCCTTCGAGCTGAGGATTCGCCACTCCACCATCTGCCTGTTCGATGACTACCTGATCACCTACCACAAATGTGTTGGTTGAGGTTATCCTTACATTGCCTCCATTGTTAGCTAGGTTGGCAGTCCATGAGTATTCAGCCAATTGCTCCTCACCAACACTTAGATCGTAAAGGTATCTCGAATTCGGTGCGTTGTACCATGATGTGCTCAACGTATTGAGGTCCCAAGATACTTGACTCTGAAGGAGCTTTGATAAATCAATCTCACCATACCCATCACCAATTCTTGGAAGCATTTTGTACTCGCCAATTTTGTTCGCAGTCCCTGCCTCAAATACCTGGAATATGTACTTGAATCCTGTGTTGTTCTTATTGGTTGAATCAATAATGAACTTGATTGGATTGTATGCCGGACTGAATGCATTTGGTGATGCGATGGTTGTTTGTGCCATTATTCTTCGGTTGGTTCGCTTGGTTTACTCGCTTCGTTTAAGATGTTCAAAATAGGAACTCCGAACTTCATCGGTAACTCCGCAAGGATTGCTTCTAATTGCTTTACTTGTTCTTCGCTTAGTGTTAACATTTTTCGTGTTTTAGATTAATACCACTCCGATAGCATCAGCAACGTATTCGTTTACTACGTTGTTATCAGTCCCCCAAGTTAAGAATTGTTCCTCAGTTAACGTATAGTTCCCTTGACTTAATTGCTTTCCGTCTTCAGTTAGTAATTGCCAATAGGTTGTGCAAGTCGTTGCAGTCGTTTCAAAGTTCAATACTAACACTGTTAATCGTGTTGCAGTACCTTCGTTAAGTGGATAGACGATTGGTTCAATCGCTACTCCGTTTGTTGGTGTTGTTGTCATATTTATTATTTAAAGATTAAATCCAAGTTGTACCGTTGTAATATGTGATTACGTTTAAAGTTGTATCGTATACCATTAGTCCCGTAGCAGGTGATGCAATGGCGTTCTTTTGTGTGGTTGTCATTCGTGGAGGAAGGAAGCCTTTTGTTGTGGATTCTATTTGAAATTGTGCGGATGAAACTTCAGTTGTTGTTCCTATTGATATATTTCCCGAAGTATTCATAACAAGTTGATTTGCTCTATTAGCATATGTTCCAAGTATGAATTTTTGGTCAGTACCCGTTAAGAAATAATCTACATAAATTCGTGTTTCTCCCGATGTTGTTAAGTTGATATTTAACGCTTGTGTCCTTGTGGTATTTGAAAATAAAGCAGAGCCTCCCGCACCACCTACAACTTGCAAAGGATATGCACTTGCACTAATTGAAGACGAACCAATCAAGACACTCGTCTGCACCCTCGCAGTCCCGTTAACATCTAACTTGTAACCTGCATCGGTTGTTGTGTTGATTAGTAGATTTCCCGTAGTAGGTACAATACGAAATCTTTCAACATTTGTATTTGTTCTAAATATCATCGGTCCCGTACTTATATTATTAAAATACATTTCCGTTCCCGAATGAATAATAGTACCTACATTTCCAAAGTTTGCACCCCCTTCAAAACGAGCAGTAGTTCCTACCCATAAAGCAAAGCCGAATCCATTTGTAGCACCTGCAACAACTGAAGGTGATTGAATGCTTGTCTGCACCCTCGCAGTACCATTAACGTCAAGTTTGAATCCTGCGTCTGTGGTGGTGTTGATGAGGACGTTGCCTGTTGAGGCGATAGTCATTTGAGCCGTTGACGAGCCATTAGTGGCAAATTTAATACGCCCCGTTACATAATCATTTAATATGGAAATATCTCCCGATGTTACATTCAATAAATATCCATCACTTACACCAATAATTTTGTAAGGCGTATAAGATGACGATACCTTTCCAACCGCAAATAACGAAGATGAATTTGAATTTAATAGCAATTCACTTCCCGCAAAAATACCCGTAGTAGTATTATTTACTATGATTCGTGTTGGTGCATTTTGATTTTTAGTTAATTCAAGTGTGTTAGTCGGACTACTCGTCCCAATCCCCAACCTTCCATTCGTATTATCCCAAAACAAGTTCGCACTCTCCTGAACTACATTCCCCGTTCCCTCGAATAACACACGTCCAACAGTACCCGAAGTAATCGCAGTCGTTCCGATTGTTATGCCTGTTGAGATGGTGAATGTTCTATCTGCGGAAAGGTCTTGTGTAGTTCCGTTTATTGTTAGGGTGCGAGTCGTTGGGACGAATCCCGAACCTACTCCAGCAACAATCTCTGCTCCGGTGATTGACTTGGTTACATAGCTACCACTCACCAATTCAGATATCTCAAGTAAATCGGTTGATGCCAGGTTGGAACCTTTCGGATCCATCTGCGATATTTTCTTTGTTCTAAATGCCATATATATATTAAGTGAAATGCCTCTTTTGTTTAGAAGGCGAAGTATGAGTCATCGGTGAAGTATTGTTCTTTGATGTAAACAACAGCGTAACGAGTCGCATCCATGGCATCATCCCACAGCTTCACCGGCTCATCAATAATTTGGTCGCCAATCTTTTTCCACTTATAATTTTGGTATTCCTTTTTTAAACCTTCATGCTCCATGCAAAAGATACCAAATGTTTTCACGTTGTCAATACCCTTTTTAACTGACTTGTTTGCGTTCATGACATTATAACCGTTGTTGTTCAGCTCGGCTATTATCTCTGGTCGTGCGTAATCAGCCACGATATCCGCATTCTTTTCAATACCTAGTTTTTCGAATCGGTCAATTAGGTCGGATGTTGTTAGGTAGCTTTCATAGATCACCGGCTCGATGAAGATATCCTTCTCATGCCAATAGATTCTCACCAAAGCGGTTGGGTGGTTAAACCCG